TGTTCCGCCCAAGTCAAAATCTCCTGATGGACTATCAAAGTTTCCTGAAGTATCATCAAAGTTTGTTACAGTATCAAGTGTAAGTATAACATCTCCGCTATCATCAATCTTTACAGCTAGAGGAAAAGTTGCGTCCATTTGAGTAGAAGCATCTACTATATCTGGTGTCTCAGTAAAACTTGATACAAGTTGATAAGCCTGAATACCTGATATGTTTGTTGATACAATACTAGCTTCTGCTGAAGTATTACTATTTTTATCAACTGCTTTTATTAAATAGCTACCTGTTCTAGCTGGGACTATAGCACTATCGCATTTTCTTCTTGGGCATCTTACTAAGTTTGAAGAGTTAAGCCAATTCGCACCTGATAAAGTATTTTGGTATCTAATTTCATAAAAAGAGATATCAAGATCAGATTGCTGACTAGGTGGTGTCCAAGTTAATTTCATATGATCTTGTCCATGCATCTCAACAGCAAAATCTTCAACATTACTTGGTGCTTCAACTCCACCAACTATTGTTCTTGTAGCTGAAGTATAAGGGGAAGCTACCCCTAAGGTGTTTACTGCTCTTGCTCTAACATTATATAATTGACCATCAACAACATTAAGCATTTCATAGTTTAATTGTATTCCTCTACCAACAACCTTAAAGTTTGTTTCCGTAGATTTTTTTGCCTCTACTTGATATTCTCTAACAAACTTATCAGTTGATGCACCAACTAAAATATTCAATCTAGTGATAACAATACCATCAGCATATTCAACAAGTTCATCAGAAAGAGTCAATGATGCTGGTGCTGTAATACTATTTGGATTAGCTAAAGTTGTATCAGGTATTGTTGGAACTGCTGATTGCGTAGCAAAGGTATAAAAATTATCTTGATGCTCTACTAAGTTAAGATTTACAGTTTGATCTTTATTTAAAGTAACTCCAATAACCCTAAATGGTTTTGCTGAAAAAGATGGTGTTGCATGAGTTATTGATACTATATCGCCCACAATTAGGTTCATAGCTTCGCCACTTGTTTTTAAAGAAACTCGTAGACCATTTCTTGATCTTCTTAATATTACTTCTGCGTGTTCTTGAGCCTGATGAAAACTTGTTAATCCTTGAAGTGTAAATCTTCCCTCTAGCAATTCGCCACCATCGGCTGTTTTCATTGTTGCATGTTGATCGGCACTATCTAAATTACTATCATCATTTGGTGGAAAAGATGCTGTATTGTTTCTAAAGTCTAAATCTACATCAGGAAAATCAATTAAAACTCTATTATATTTATTATTTTTATCTTCAGATTGCACATTTATTCCACCAATAATATCACTTTCTGTCAAAGTCATTACACTTGACCCTGTTGTTTCAATCGTTAATTTATACTTACCACCAGCATAAGACATCAATCCTCTACAACTTAATAACAATTCTCTAATATTATTAAGGACTTTGTTTCTTGTATCTAAAACAATATTTGCATCTAAAAGATTTATCTGTGTTGCAGTTGAATTATCTATTGGGTCGGTTACATTTGACCCTGTAGGTGTTATGTTTGTATCAGCGACTTGAGATGCAGTAAAAAAAGTAGGTATGTCAATATTAGCAATCGGAACTCCTTTACCAAACCTTGTATTCGTTAAATAATCTAAAAGAACAAAAGCTGGATTTGTTGAATATTGATCTGTTGTTTCATTTGAAGAACTGTCAAAAGTAGATATTTTTCTACCTTGTATCAAAGCATTTATTGTTGGCACTCTTGAAAAAACATCAGGATTAAATCTTAATTCTAAAGCAAGATAACCTACCCCTCTAAGTCTATGATTTGAAGTCCAATCATCTAAATCATCATCAATAATAGAAGCCGCAACTTGGCTATCATCTCCATCAAAAAACTGCATTTTAACATGAGATTGATTTGTAGTAGAACCATCAGGATTTTGTATATCTGCAAACTTACCATAATAAATAGTTTGATCTGTAAAAGAACTTGGGGAAGTTGCACCTGAACTATCTGATGTATTAAAGTCAGTTACTTCAATGTCATCTAAAAATATTTTTTTACACGCATTTAATTTTCCTTCTCCTAAAACCATAACCATATAGAGAAACTCGTTATCATTACTTGTTTGAACAAATACTAAAGTTCCACCTACTCGTCTCATTCCGTAAATTAAAGGAATACCACCTGAGCTTGATTTTTTGTTTACTAAGACTCCATCAGTTCTTGCAGTAGGGTCATTAAAACCATCATCAAAGTCTGGCATATCAGGTATCGGTATGAGCCAAGAAACAACATCTTCTATAATGTCAACAATACCCTCAAAAACATCTTCTATTATATCAAAAGCATCATCTATTATTGGAAGCCCTGTATCTGGTAAATCACACATTAGCCTAATCTCCAATTCTTGCCCATCTCATCAAATCCTAATTTTTTAAGAACAGGGTCTAGTTTTAATTTAGTCGTAATAGATAAATTAATAGGGTCATCTTTTGCAATCTTTTGAACACCACTCAACAAATTTCTAAAGGTTGTAAAGTTTCTATGCTCAGGAACAACATAAATAAATTGTATGTTATAAATATAAGCATCACTCCACCAATACTGACTTTTATAAAAACCTACAGCACCAATAATTTTATTATCTTCATTTTTACTGCAACAAATAATTTTACCTTTATTTAAAAGCATATCTAATAATTTAAAAACTTTTCCCTCAGATAAATCAGGTAAATCTAAACCTCTTAGTTCTCTTTTAAATTTTTTGCCTACTTCAAACAATTCATCTAAATCTTTTTCTTCAGCTTGATAAAATCTATAACTATCCACTATTACCCCACTTTAAATCTCTTACAATTTGATCTGCAAATTCAAAACCTTTATCTCCACTAAAAAATCTTTGTTGAGTAGAATTGTTTGTTATTCTACCATTTACTTGCATTGAGTTTGCAAAGTAACTTTCCAAATCTAATTTTAATGTAGCAGTTGATGTATTATCAACTATTTGAAAACTATTTATAAAGCCATGATATAATAAAAAAGGATTGTTTATAATAGCACCAGAACTATCAAGAAATGCTCTAAATATTTTTACTTCATCATGGATAACATTATTATTTAAAACCAAAGCAATATAAGTTTGATCTACTCCTGTTACTGTTAAATTTAATCTTGATATTTGTACTCCTTGACTTTCAGAAACATTAGAAACATCAAGCAAAACTCCTGAAGATAAATATGTTGTAGAACTACCTGATATACTAGATGTTAATGGAAAACTATTCTCTGTAAATGCTAAAGTAGAACTAGCAAGAGTTATGTTTACTAAATGAACAGCATTGATATTTTTTGTATCTAATTCTGTAACAAGATCACTATGTAATCCTCTTGACATTAGAAAGCCTCAACAACATCTATCTCATAACTAAAAAGCAACTCCCCATCTTTATCAGATACATTACTTTGAAATTCTTGCATATCACTTGTTAGTCTAACTGTAATAGGAACACTATCAAAGGTTATAGCTGAACCTGATACTGCTGATTTTAAAGGTGGTTCAATAGTCAATGCACCTGAAGTTATGTCTGAATTATCAGCAACAACCATATAAACTTTATTGTGATTAGCAAATTTTATCAAGTCTCCAGCCAATAAACTACCTGATCTTGTTCCACCTAAAGTTATAGATGTTCCACCAGCACTTGCTGTTCCTGTTGGACTACCAGCAACAGTTCCTTTTGCATTACCGATATATGCTGGAAGTGTAATAGTAAAAGTTTCTTTTCTTGATCTTTGTGCAATTATAAAAGCCATTAATGGACTTATCTCTGCTCTTGTTTTTAAAGGAAAAGATAAAGTAAAACTAAATCTTTGTCCGTCAATTTGTCTTGTAAACTGTGTTCCATCATCAGCTTGAGAGACAAGTGTTCTTTGGTTAGACTTAAAATTAATAGCCTGAAATTCTGTTAAAGGTAATGACCCACTCATACTAGTACAGGTCTCCCTTTATCTGTTACTGCTTGGTTTATAATATTCACTATAGTCCCTCTTTCATTTGTAAGTAGTGATCTAAAACCTCTAGTGTCTACAGCATTAATTGTAAAGTTCACATTTACAGAACCGCCCATAGTTCCAAGTTTATTATTTGGTGTAACTTGCATATCTTTTCTTGGCATAATTAATTCAGGCCCAGCTTCTCCTACGATTGCTGGTTGATTTGCTCTTGCTATACCACCTCTTTCAAAACCTTTAATTTTATTTACTAAACCCATACCAAACTTGATAGCTAATCCTGTAGCCGCAATGTTAAATGGAAAAGGAATACTTGAAAAAGTTTTTAATGCACCCTCATAAACACTACGCAAGGCTTTTCTAATAGTAGACATCAACATCATGGACTCTGATTTTGCTATAGCTGTTTTTATTGCTTGACCTATTAATGCTTCTACTAACATTCTCGTAATACTTTTAGCCAAATTTTGAAAATTTAATTTTCCTGTCATTACAAAATCTGTCAATGACGATTGTAATTTTTTAACACTATTTATTCCAACATCTTTAAAAGTTTGGAAAGCAGTGTTGCCCTCTGAAGCAAAGGCTTTTATTCCCTCTCTAAATCCATTTAAAGCACCTGAGTTTTGTTCTAGTTTATCTTTTATTTCATCAAGTTCATCAATATCAAGACCTACTTGCACATCTTCAGATTGAGATTGCATGGTTTTAAGTTTTAAAAATTCAGCTTGAAATTCTTGTAATGCTTTTATTTCTTTTTCAATTTCTAATTCTTTTTTCAAACCATTAATTAATTTTTGTAACTCTTCTTCTTCCTCTTTTCTCAAAGCAATTTTTTCTTTTATTAACTTCTTGTCTCTTTCAGACATTCCTACTTGTTGATCTTCAAATCTTGCTTGTAAAATATTCCTATCAATTAATGCGTGTTTTTTTTCTAACTCTGTTTGTAATATTTCTTCTTCTATTGTTTTTTGTCTCATACCTATTGCAACACTATCTCTCATTTGTTGCATGGCTTTACCTAATTCTTTATTGTGAATTTTTAATTTATGATTTCTTTCTTCTTCTTGAATCAAAAGCATAGCGTTTATATCTCTCATATCTGACGCTTTGTTTCTGTCGTTTTCAGACATCAATTTTATTTTTTTATTTTCTAAATCTGATATTGATTGATTTAATTCTTTTAGAGACATTGACCCAACATCAAGTTCCCCTTTAAATTCTTTGAACTTATGAATTAAAAAACCCATAGCTGAGGCAAAAACAGTTATTGAACCAAAAATAATATTTCTTCTTGTTGCTAAATTAAATCCTGTCATGGCAACTGTCAGAGCATTTATAGATGTTACCATTCCTGTAAAAAATGTTGCAACCTTTAAAGCTACTATTCCTTGAAGAACAAGTAAAAAGGCATCTGCATTATCTTTAATAAATTTAAAGGCATCTGCTGTTCCTTTCACAGCTACTGCCAAACCTCTTCCTATTTTTTCTGCAAACTCATCTAATCCTTTGGTATTTTCTCCTAAGAAAGTATCTAAGTCTTTGAATTGTTTTTTAAGCTCAGGAAAAAATCCAGCTTGTAAAATTACTCTTTTAAAATTAAAAAATTTATCTCCAATCATTGAGAGAGTTCCCTCAAGAGTTCCAGCTAATTCATCAGTTGCTTTTCCAAACTCTCCACCTGAACCAAAAACATTTTGAAATGCTTCAACTGTTTCTTCAATAGATACTGTAGCACCAGCCTTAAAGCCTAGCATATTTCTTACACCTTTTTCTCTGAATAAATCAGCCGCACCAATACCAGCACTAAAAGATCGTTGTATTTGTTCAGCCGCAGTTCTAAAATCTAAGCCTGTAGTTGCCGCTACATTTCCTGTAATCTCCAACATATTTTGAAGATCATCAGCATTATCAGTTACAGTTGCTAATATTCCTGAACCAGCTTGTATTTCTTCCAAAGAAAAAGGAACTTTTGATGCAAATTTATTTAAGTTTTCAAATGCTTTTGCACCCTCTTCAGCATTTTTAAGTAAAAATCTAAATCTTGTTTCTAAATTTTCTAACTCTTTACCTGTATTAACTAAGTTTCTTATAACTAAACCAGCACCAAGTCCTACAAAAGCATTTCTTACATTAAATATAGATGATTTTAATTTATCTAAGTTTCCCTTTACAGTATTTAAGGCTCTTTTGGATTTATCCTTAGCAATAATATCAATATTTACTTTTTTTGTAGCCATTATCTTTTGTTCATTCTTTGCTCTTGTTCAGCTTTTTCATTTTGTATCTGAAAATATGCTAACCACATATTAAACTCTGAAACGGGCATTTGCAATATGTCTCTTACAGACATATGAAGTCTCTCGCCTAGAGCAAGGACATTATGAAGTTCAGGATTAGAAATTATTTTTTTTTAATGTCAGAAATATTATCTTGAGACATTATCTCAGTAGCAACCCTTGAGATAACATCAGTATCAGCTTTCATTTTAAATTTAGGCTTATGAGATAAGTCAAACATCTTATCGCCACTTTTGGTTTCTGCTTTTTGTATAATAACATCAACCAATACTCCTAAATCTGAGTCGTTAGCACCTTTAAATAATTTTGCTTTTTCATTCATGGTAAAGGGTCTTACATACATGGCTTTATCGCCCTCAAGACCCCACTCAGGAACTTCTATTATTTTTACTTCAAGAGACTCAAAATGAGATTTGACTCCCTCAAAAAAATCAGTTTTATCTACCACAAATTATTATACGTTAGCTGTTGCCACTCCACCTGTGAATTGAAACGAAAATGTCCGACTCGTAATACCGTCCATTGAAACTGATACATCATTACCTGTTACAATAGCTGTGCCTGTGAAATATTCATCTCCACTATCAGCACCCTCAGGATATAATTCTAAAGTTGCTGTGTTACCTACTAAAAGAAGTTCTTGAGCAGTATCGTCATTGTCAAAATGACATTCTACTGTTGCAGTTGCGTCTCCTCTTAAAACTTTATAGGATTTGTTTGAGTCTGTTAAAGCTGTATCTTCTACTGTGTCCATAGTTTGATTGAGAGTAAATGCTGTGATTTCTCCAATCGCATTAGAACCAGATTTTACAACCCCACTTGTACCTACTTGAGTTGCCATAATTTTACTCCTCTATTATGTTTGTTTCCTCTTCTTCTAAATCATTTTTCGGAAGAGGTCTATCTTCTTTTTTATCTTTCTTGAAACCTTTTGCAAGAAATTTATCTAGTTGTTCTTCAAATATTTCTACTTGGTTTTCTCCATCAGGAAAGTATATTTTTATTCTTTTAGCCATTATGAAGTCCCCCTAACAAATTCATATAAAACTCTTACCACAATTCTCACTCCACCATAAGGAAATAATACACCCTCATCAGAACTAGCCTCTACAATCTGAGTATGTAAAGCATTACCATTTCTTGTAATGTCATTATCTAAAGTTTCTTCTACAACTTCTATGAGTTGATTTCGTAATGTATCAATATTTGAGTCAGTTCCTTTTACAAAGCCAACTATCAGAAAGTCTATTGTTCCTTGTCTTTTACCTGTTCCTACATCTCCAAGAGATAACATGTCTCTAGTTTCGTCCCCTGTTTGTATATATGCGGCTGGAAACTGAGCTTGAGATAACTCTTCAGGTTCAAATGGTTCTCTTTTTATGAGCTTAAACTCAATAGGACTAGATACTGCATCTAGCTTAGTAATTATATCTCCAGCTATACTTTCTCTTTTACTCATATTTTAATTGCCTTAAAAAATATATCTCTTATCTTATCTTCATCTCTTCGTCCAATAGCAAAAAATGGTCTAGCTTCCATAAACCTTGTACCTGTATCATGGAAAAAAGCCTTTTTATTTTCTTCATTTCTTCTAAAAAATAAAGAGCCTTTTGATTTAGTTATTTTACTTGTTAATGATCTAAACATTCTACCTGAGTCTGTTAAATCTACAAAACCTACTTGTCTCCCTCTTTTACTCCTAGTTTTCTTTGTTGATTTTTTATAAGGTCTTAATCTACCACCATCAGGCAACTGACCCTTTTGTGTTTTATCTGTAACTTGTTTTATTCCAAAAGCTGAAGCTCTTGCTAAACCCATTTGTATTTGATTTGGTATTTTTTTTTCTAAGTTTTTGATAAAATTGGTAACTTCTATTGTATTAGCTGTAAATTTTATATCTGCTACCATTATCTAACAAGTCTAAGAGTATGTATAGGTTCTTTTTCACTAGCTTGGATAGTTCCACTACTATCTTCATCATACTCTACACCATCTCTTAATACAGCTTGAAACTCCTCGCTGTATCTATTCTTGTAATAATCCATTTGTACTTGAAAACTATCTTTACCCTCGCCTGTATCTGGGTCTCTAAACTTTGAAAGCATTGGATAAATATAATCAGATAAAGCCTTATAGCATACTGATCTTCTCCATTGTGTTGCTGTTAGTTTACTATTTACTAATTCTAGGGAAGTAACCTTAGTTATATCTTTATATCTAACTGTGTGTCTGTATCGTTCCCACCATTCTTCTCTTACTTGTCTAATAACATCATCTTCTGCGTGTTGTAATTGTGTATCAAAACTTGCAATACCAAAACCAGCTATATCAGGCTGATATTCCTGAACATGAGATAATGCTACACTAAATACTGAAGTTGCCATTATTTAGACTTCTTTTTCTTTGGTGCTTTCTTTTTTGCTGGTTTCTCTTCATAAAGTTCCCAGCCTCTTAAAGTCCACATTTTCATATTGTTCTCTACATCTACTTTTTTTCTTTCAATGATAGCACCAGATTTATTAATTAATTTTAAAGTTTCTATAGTCATAATTTTTTATATCAAATAAGGGGCGGTTATTCCACCCCTTAATATTAAGTATACTAAGCCGCAATAGTATCTGCTGTTAGTTTAACTCCATAAGTATCATGAAGTTCCCCAACCCCAAAAACTGCCGTTGCAACAATTTCATCAGCCCTTAACGATGCATCACGCTGACTTTCTATTTTCAAGTCTTGCATCATAGCTAAACCAATAGCATCTTGAGAGAATACTCCACCAATAGAGTCATCAGAACCATCAACTGCAATGTTTGAAGTTTCAAAAATTTGAATACCAGCAACATTACCTACAAAGCCACTTCTCATAGCTTCGTTTGATAAGTCTGTATCTCTACCAACAAATGTATTTGTTAAAGATTTTTTAACATTAAAGATTTGTTTAGGGTGGAACACACCATAGTATGGGCCGGGTGCTTTATTCGTTTTTAGTTCAGCCGCACATTCAAATAAATCTTGTACTGTTAATTCTGAACCAGCTCCAGGGCCTTTTTCAGTTGAAAACCCTGTGAATAGAGCCGCAAGATCAGTATCCATTTTTGTTGCAATAGCTTCTCCGAATAATTTACCGATATCTGCGGCAACATTTCTTGGTGCTGAATTTCTTGCTAGGTCTGTTAATGTAGTCATAATACCAATTTCTGATGCTGTTATAGTTACAGAACTTGGATTTACTGCTGTATTAGATAAGTCTGATGCTTCACTTACAGCGGCCGCTGATACATTGGCATAAATCGGTACTTCTACAGATTTACCACCACCAGCGATTGTGTAATTACGCACTAGACCACGCATGATTGATTGCTCTTGAGCAACAAACAATGCTTCTGCTACGATTTCGGTATACAGTTCCGATATCGTGCTACTTGTCGTTTCGTTAGCCATAATAATCTCCTATTAGCTTTTTGTTAAATTTATGACAGTAGGTTCTCTATCCCTTGCCCTTTTATATTCAGCATATTGCTTTCTATCTTCAGGCTTTGTCATATCTAAATCCGCAAGATTAAATGGCTTTGCGTCAACCTTACCCAGATTTGCCTTGCTTCCTGACCCTGACGGGGTTGCTGATTGGAAGTGAGGGTTTTCCGTAATGAAGTCCTTTACATATTCGTCAATACTTTTCAGGTCTCCGTCCTTGTTATATATTGGCGAATTATTTTCTGCAAGTATTTCTACTTTACCATCTTGAGTTAATTTTACATTACTCTTTAGTAAATCTTTTACTTGCTCAGGATTAACTGCTGAGTTCTTTGAAGCCGCATTTAATAATGCACCATCAACTTTTACTTTTTCAATTTCTGACCTCAAACCAGATATTTCTTTTTTAGACTTTTCAGCTTGTTCTTTTAATATTTTTTCAAACTCGCCTCTAGCCTTTTGATCTTCCATTTGTTTATTTTCTTTTTCTTCTAATAGTTTTCTAGCTTGTTCAGGGTCAATACCTGAATACATCTTTTCATATTTTTGTCTTTCTCTTGCTAGTCTTTTATCTATTATTTTATCTACCTCTGATTGAGATACCATAGGTTCTTTTTCTTCTACTACTTCTTCAACTTTGTTTTCTACAGGTTGTTGTTCCTGTTCCGTTTTTTGCTCGTCAGCCATATTAGTCTCCTTTTTTCTTTAGTATATAATTTAATTTTTGTGATTAATCAAAGAAATCATCAGCTACAGGCAACCAAGTATGTCTGCATCTATATCCACCTCTTACAATAAAGGGGTCTCCCTCAGCTTTTCCTTGCCATTGTCCTGACCATTTTTGCCTTATCTCATCTTCAGTATAGACTTTGTTAAGATGTTTTTTACAATGCTCTCTTGAGTCTCTTACTAAAGTCCCTGTATATTTAAACTTATTTAATCCAGCCTCTTTTGATTTATAAACTGTAAATTGTCCATCAAACTGCATTACTGAGTCATGAGCAATCTGAGACGCATATGTACTCATTGGTCTACCTCTTCTATCTACATCTCCTGTAATTAATCCTCTCAGGTCTTTAACTATGTCATTAAAAGGCTTACCAGCTATAGCATTTTGATAAACCTGAGCTGATATTTCATTTAAGTATCTATTAGCTATATCTTCAAATCCAGCAAACTGTTGAAACTTTAATTGTGTTATTGTCAAAGCATCAGCTTGGGTAAGTGTTTTAAAATTATCAGGTATATCTAATCTACCAAACTCTTCTATAAATTCTTGCACAATCTGGTCATAATCTCTAACCAAACTATCGGCTGTAGTTCTATATGTTTCATCTATAAATCTTTTTAAATCTGTTCTTAGGTCTATTGCTATCTTTGTTGAAACTGCATCAGCACCCTCAGTTACAGTAGATATTTGTGATACTATTCTTGCTTCTAAATCTTCTAAAGTTCTTTTGATTTGTGCTTCGTGGTTATCTGCTAACCTCTCTAAAAATTCTTGTCTTGCCATTATACATCAAAGCCTTTTCTCCAAGATTTCAATGCCCAGAATACAGGTTGTAAATTTACTTGTCTGCCCTTAGCTCTCATTCTTTTTAATGTAGCACCATGTCTGGCAAGAAATGATTTCTGCCTCGCTGGATTGTTTTTTTTTATGGTCATTGTTGGGTCTCCAAAACGAACAACTTGAACATTACCTGTTTTCTTATTCTTGACATAAACCCCAAACTTCTTTCTTTCGCCCGAAGTTCTAAATGGTTTATTAAGGGTTACAGTTCTACCTCTATACTTAGCCATTTATTTCTTTCTTTTTTTGCGTAAATCTAAATCGTGTTTTCTTGAACCTCTAAGAAAGCTATTTACTCTTCCCATAGACCAAGCCGCCATAGGAACTCTTCTTGAACCAGCACTAAGGAAAGCACCCTGACCTCTTCTATAAACTTTTACTAAAGTCCCATAAGTATATCTTTTAGATGCTTTAGCTTTTCGTCTAAGAGTTGCTTGTACTGAAGCTGATAAAGGTTTTCTTCTAACTGCCATTATGCTTTTGTCCTTGCTCTTAATAATCCTCTAGGAATAAAGCCACCTGATTTATATATAGAGGCTACTCGCTTTATTAGACTTGCTCTTCTTGACCTTTTGCTTCCTTTTAGTCCTGACAGATACTTCTTTGGAAGTCCTGAGTCCTTGTCTTTTGGAACTCGTCTTTTTTTTCTTTTCTTTTTTGCCATTACTCTTCTTCTTCGGCTGTTGGTAAGTTTGTTTGGAATTGTCCGATAGTCGTAGAAGTAGCATCAATTTCTTGATTAATTGCATCAATCTTTTCATCATCATCTATTACTGCCTTTGCTATTTGTTTATCTATTTCCTTTGTATATGTGTCTGACTTTACTCCACTAGCTTTTGCCACTTGTAAGAATTGTAGATCAGCCGCATAATCCCTAAGATCAAATGTATCAGGATAATCTATTTGACCATCAAAAGTTTTGTTTTGCCATTTAGCAAAGAAAGACCATATCTGCTCTTCAGCATTTTCTAATAAATCTGCTTTCTCTGATAATCTAGCATTGAGTAGTTGGAACTCTGTTTGTAAAGCAATACCTGAATTAATAGTCTTTTCAGTTGCTCTAACAGAACCCATATGTGTTATTCTATTGATTGCATCTACTTTCATTGAGATAGAGTTCATAATACCATCTAAAGATTGTGCTGAGGGTTGTATAATGTAAGGTTTTAAATCAGCCTGTAAATCTTCAGGCATTTCAATAACTGAACCAGCACCAGCACTAGCTTCTACATTAGGGGTTTTAACTAGACTTGGGTGGTTACTTAATCTTATTAGCTGTTCACATTCAGAATAGTCATTGTAGATAGCCTGTTGTAATTCTGCAACATCTGATAGATCAGATATACCAATAGCTTTTCTTTGAGACTTTTGATTGTATAAAATAACTGCTGGTATCTCATTTAAAGGGTTCGGTTGTTCATCTAATAGTTTTGGCTTAGAAGAAGTATATTCTTTCATGTAATCATCTACTTCATAAGTTGTAATATCATCTAAAGACCAAACCTTTATGATTGCTTTATCATCAGTTAAATCTTCAAGTATTGTAAGAGATGTAAGGTAATACTTACCATTAGGAAATCTTGAGTATTCCCAATTCATAACATTATCTGGTGTATAAATTGAGATGTATGGTCTTATATCCTGAGATAGTTCTTCAGCTCTAGTGTTAGTGATAACACTTGGCT